GAAGGCAGTGCCAGGTGTTCCGATTTGCAGATACACCATGTAGTCGCGGGTGAGGTCAGACAACTGCGCCGCCGTGCCGTTGGCGAAGGTCGGCGTCAGCGTCGTCACTCCGGTGGCAGTGCTGGTTCCAGCGTTGGGAGCCCAGACACCCGACGTAAGTGACATCACGCCCACCCCCGTCCGCGCCAAAGCCACATCGGATGCTCCCGCGCCGGATCCCCAGAACATGCCGCCCGTTGCTGTCAACTGGAACCGTTTGAACGTGTCAGCGCCGACGATCGCACCAAGAATGGTGTTGCCGCTGGCTGTAGGGGCCAACGTGAGCATGCCGGTGAGGGTGGTTTGGGCGGTGGCGTTGGAGTTGCAGTTGTCGAGGGTGAAGCCACCGGTGGCGGTACCAAGAGCAACGTGGTTGCCGGTCGGCAAGCCGATGTAGATGGCGGTGACGTTGCGGGCGGCGAGGTTCTGACCGGCCACAGTCGAGTTCAGCGTCACGCCGTTAGCTACAGTCTGGGGGCTGCCGGTAGCGATGAACACGTTGCTGAGATCAGAGTCCTGCGCAGACCAGGTGATCACGTCTTGGGGGGTGGCGTAGCCGCCGTTGAATCCCCCGGAGTAGCAGTACAGGTTGTTGACGTAGACGCTGCGGGTGTTCGCGTCCACCAGCATGTGGGGTCCGCCGTTGATCGCTGCGGTCTCCATTTTGCAGTTCACAATGTAGATGCTGTTGCATCCGGAGGAACTGCCCGTGCCCTGACGCACCCACAGGGCCCCGGTGTGGAAGGACTCAAACCGGCAGCCAACGAAGTGGATCTGGTTGGTGGTGTCACTGGAGGATCCGAACCCTGAGGCAGCCGCTGAGCACTGCAACAGGATATTAGGCGTGGAGGCGTTCGCCGTGGTGCTGCCCGAAAGCTCAATCACCATATTGTAGAATCGGGAATCCCAGAACTCCACACCGGCTACACACACATCAGGATTGTTTACAATGCGGATGTTCTGGAAGTACAGGTTGTCAGCGTAGTATGCCTGGATTACCTGACCGGTGAAACCGTTACCAGAAAGGTGAATGTTCTCAATAGAGCTGGTCTTGCAGTGCGTGGCCCCGGTGGGGTCGCTGGAGATACCAGACATGGAGATCAAGGTGCCGTTGCCGAGCTTCTTGATCTGGGTCGAGCCGATAGAGTCCCCCACCAGCCGGATGCCGGTGTAGGCGGTGACTCCGTTGTTGAGCGTGATTGCCGCCGTGGTGACTCCCGGCTTAACCGCGTAGACCCCGGCAGGGAAGTACACGACGCAACCGTTAGCAGGGGCAACCGCAGCGGCAGCGGTGACAGCGGCCTGGATGGCGACAGTGTCGTCGGTGACGCCATCGCCAGCTGCGCCGTACGACTTCACTGAGATCCAGTCGGGGTTGCCCGCAACCGTGCTGCTAGGCACGATAGGCGACAAGGAAGAGATGTCTACCGTTGATCCCAAGCTGTGCGGAACGCTGACGCTGTAGCTACGTGGCGACAAGCCCCCAATGGTCTCCGTGACCGTGTACGACCAGTTGCCCGGCGTCAGTTGCCCGGTGCACGGCAGCACCACAGAGAAGGCGCCAGAGCCGTTCAGGGCTACCGTCGTACCCACACCGCCCAGCAGCACCGTACCGACAGTGTCCACAAGGATGGGGGTGGAGGGCACAAACGAGACCGTGCCCGACATAGCCGCACCAGCGGGCGTCAGGTAGGTCCCGGTGACGATAATGGTGTTGATGTCGCCTGGCAACGCCACAGCGCTCCTCCTTCTACGGCAGAAGCGCCGTCAGATCTACGGTTGATCCCAAGCTGTGCGGCAGGGCCTTCGCCGGGTAACGCGAGGCAGCCGCACCGTTGATAGCCGGGGCGACCTCGTATGTGAAAGCAGGCAGGTTCGCATTGTCGGTGCAGGCAAGCACAACTGAGATATGGCCGGAGCCGTCAAGCGTTGCCACCGTGGGGCCGTCGATGATCACGTGGCCTACCGAATCGGTGAGAGGCACCACGCTCGGCGTGAAAGTCACCTTTCCGGTGGCCGCCGCGCCCAGGATAGTCAGGAAAGTGCCAGTAACCGTGATGGTCGTCAGGTCCCCAGGCAACGACATACAAGCTCCTTAGTGATTCCTGATCCACCCCTCAGCGCCCAGGACGTGCAGCGCCAGGAAGAACAATCCCAGCAGCTGCCAGCCCGCAGGGGAGAACCAGGCAGAGTGGTCACCGCCGGTACCATTGAGAATGAAGCCGATACCGAAACTGATAGCAGCGAAGATACCGAACACGACAGTCACCTGTCTTTCTTCAGTCTTCCTAACGCGCTCTGCGGCACGAACCAAGCCTGCCGGTACCCGTGTGGGTCCCGCAGAAACTCCTCCTGCTTGGCGTCGATGCCTCTGATCCAGCCACGGATCTCAACCTCCGGGGCCGCACCGGTCACCAACACAAAGATACGATCGTCTGCGTCGTTGGCCCGGATAACCAGATGACCGTCCTCGTAGGCGGTGGCGCGTACCTCCACCCCACCCACATCGGGTGTGCCGTGGAACGTATCCACAGACTCGTCCCAGGGGATCTCACGATACTTGGCAAAGGCCAGCTCGCCCACAGCGCCCACGGTCTCCTCCTCCAGGCGCTTGATGAAGCTGCGCTGGTACGTGGAGGCGTGGTTGTGACCTTTGGCAGAGCTGGACTCGAAGCGACGCATCCCTACAACGGCGCAGCGGACAAACTCTTCAGGTGTGATGGTGATACGGACCATGTCCCGAAGATACAGGAGCGGAAGGTGCCGGATTCGAACCGACAACGCCCAGTGAGAGCGTCACACGCTTCCAACGTGCTTGAGTCACCAATGTCGGACCTTCCTGGGCGGTAGGTGAGGGAGTCGAACCCCCAACGGGTGTTAAACCGTCACGCCTTTCGAGAGCGCTTGAGTCGCCGATGTCGGACCTACCAGGGCCTCGCTGCGGGTTTCCCAGGACTAGTAGAAAGCTCACGCAGCGAGGAGCGGAAGATGCAGGAGTCGAACCCGCTGCGGTGTTACCCGCTGACCGCTTTCAAGGCGGCTTGCCACCGTTGGCCTATCTCCCATGGCACGGATTCGTTGAACCTTGGCTGTCTAGCAGCACAGGCGACGTGCCTCGCCCCAGTACCCGGCTGATCAGGCCGGGCGCTTGCGGTTGTTAGTGACCGATACCGCCAAACGGTCGCGGAGAGACGAGGATTCGAACCCCGGCAGGTTTCACCCTGACATCGCCCTAGCAAGGCGCCGCCTTACCGCTCGGCCACCTCTCCACGTTTGACTATAACCCCCGCTGGAAGTCCATATGCCCACGGGATGCGGTGGGTCCCTGCTGCCCCTGGTAGCGGGAGCCGTTTTCTGCGGAACCGTATGGGTGTCCGGCGGCGGAGAACATCTGCATGAAGCACAGCTGTCCGATCTTCATGCCGGGCCACAGCTTGATCGGCAGGGAGGCTACGTTCGACAGCTCCAACGTCACATGCCCCGTGAAGCCAGGATCAACGAATCCGGCTGTGGAGTGCACCAGCAGACCCAGTCTACCCAGACTGGATTTGCCCTCCAATCTGGCGGCCACGTTATCTGGCAGGGTCACCGTCTCGTAGGTGGATGCCAGAGCAAACTCGCCAGGGTGCAGTACAAACGGCTCGTTGACGCCGGTCTCCACCAACCGCGTCAGCTCAGGCTGCTCCTGCGCCGGATCGATGTAGGCGTAGCGGTGGTTCTCAAACACCCTGAACCTGCGGTCCAGTCGCACATCCACGCTGGATGGCTGAACCATGGCGGGGTCGTAGGGGTCGAGGGCGATGTGCCCTTCAGCGATGCGGTGACGGATGTCTCTGTCTGAAAGCAACACGCGCGAGAACGGGACTCGAACCCGCATGCACGGGTATCGACCCCGCTGTCCTGCCGATTGGACCACCTCGCTCGGAAGCGTGCCAGCTAGGCCGAGGGCCATGCTCCACAAGACACTTCACCGGGGCGCCCCGGTGGCGGGATCGCGCCCGCTCCTCCTCCGTGGGTACTACGTTACATGCCTCGGCCGTAGCGACGAATGTTCTGCATCAGAAGATCCCGCAGTTTGTCTTCCGTCAGCTCCTGGCCGGAGATATTGAGAGTCAAGTTGATCGGCTGTGGCGGAGGCTGTTGCGGGTAGATAGCGCGCTTGGCACGGCGCAACGCCCGGATCATCCTGTCGAGGCCTTCAACTTCAAGGGCCCACTGCGGACCAACCGGCTCCCAGTCGGCATGCGAGCCGTTGGGGTCCAGGGTCTCCCGCCAAGAGCCGACGCCCACCATCGGATCAAGGTCGCCCTTGGGGCTCCACTGCACCGTCAGCTGTTCCCTGTCGCACCGAGCGATAACCTCGTTGGGCATCACGCCCACCTCCATCGCGGAGAGGCTCCCCTCACGGGAGCGTATGGTGCGACCATAGCAGCAAGCCCCCGGGTGTGGCTCGGGGGCTTGCTGTCTGGTTCTACTTCTTGTGCTTGGCCTTGCTGCGGTGTTCCTCTTCCTCAGCCTCCGGCGCCTGCTCAGCAGACTTCTGCTGTGGAATGTACTGCTCCCAGTCCTGCGCTGCCTGATCCTCCGCGCCCGGCTGCCACTCCATGGCATCCGCCTGATCGGGGGTGTGCATCTTCAGTTTGGAAACAGACTCCTCAACGTGGTGCCGTACGTGATGCCCCTCGGGCCAGGAAGGACGGCGCACCGGATGCTGGGATGCGGTCAGCTGGTTGGCTTCGTCGTAGTTCATGCGCTCCACGCTACCCGCCACCCTGGAACCCAACCGTCATGCCTGCACCCATTTGCCGTCACGGATGAAGCCGTGAGAGTTGCACAGGAGGCATAGCAGCGAAGGCGAAAGGGTGAGCGGCTCCGTGGAGACCACATCCCATCCGTGGACCGGGTCGTAGTTCTTAAAGGCCACAAACCCGGCACACCAGTGATCCCCCGTGTAGTGAAACTCCGTGATACCTACCCGCTCTCCCTCAAACTCCACAAACCGGTAGGCGTGGTGCTCGTCAAGGTAGACGGAGCCCTCTTCTGGGGGGTCACCGATGATAGTCACTTCTCGTTCGCCGCCCTTACCATGCAGTCCTTCGCCTCCAGGAGCTTCCGGAGGCCAGCGATCAGTTCAGCCCCCATGGGGAGGCTGTCGTGCATGGTGTGCGCCAGCAGCTTGAACTCTCTGCTGACGCCCTGCAAGTGCAGGGGAAGGTGGTCGTACGCGAAGTGTTGCAGGATGGGGTGTTTGTCGGGACGGTTGGCAGCCACCGGCGCCGGTGGCATCGGAATGTCCAGCGGAAGCGGTTCGGGGGTGTTGGACGCGAATTGGCCAGTGGCCGGAGATTCGGACATGGCCAATACGTTACCATCACTAGTCCAGCCACCACGTGTTCGTCGTGACAGTGGTCGTGCCGTTGATCTTGATCCAACCCAACGGACCCACCCGCACCGTCAGCAACGGCAGCACCCCGGCCGACTGCGTGAACACCGTAGACATGGTGGGCGCAGACGCCCCACCCATCAACGACGAAACCTGCACCGTCGTGATACCCGTGCCGCCCTGCAAGGTGACAGTGGCATACCGACCGTAAGGATTCTGGATCGCCGTGTTGATAGTCAACGCCGGTGGGGACGCCACCAAACCAGGGAACTGGAAGTCGCAGATCAGCTGCAACGGTGTAGGTGCGCCAACGGCAGGTGATGCCGCAACACCGTTGCTTTTCACATGGAACTCGCCACAAACCGCAGCAAGGCCGCCGGAGTTGTCACGAATGGTGGACTGACCCTCGGTGTCGTAAGAGCCGGACAACATAGGTCCCACGCCCGACTGTCCAGGACCGACAACCTCCAGCTGATTGTTGCAGCCTTCGATACTTACCTGGTCAATGAAGATGCCGTGGCTGGCACCCACACCGTTACCGCCGTCACCGTAGTTGCCCACCGGACACACACCCGACCAGCTGTACAAGATGGTCCCGCCGACCCACTCGGTGTGCTCCGTCACAAAGATGGCCCGCGTATAGCCGCCATGACAAGTGACGTTTCGCAGCTGGTTGTTGTCGTTGTTGCCCGCCGAAGGCAAGAGCACGCCAACAGAGATGCCAGCGCTGAACCCGTTGGGGTTGTTGTAGTCACCTCCGCCGGGCGCGTACGTAGCTGCCGTGCCAAACCCGAAGTTCTCCAGCGCAGCTGCGGCAAGCCCGTGGAAGTTCAGCGCACCGTATCCCCAGCCGTTCAACGAGTGGGTGGTGTACACCTGGATGTTCTGCATCCGTACGAGCGTGTTGTTGTACACCAGCGCGTCGGTGCCGTAGCCGTTCGCACCTGTCTGGCCCGAGATGCACGCGGCCTGACCGTTGGCGTTGATAGCGTTCAGCTGGGCCGTGGCGTTCGCCCACGCACCAAAGGAAACCAGGGTGCTGCCTGCCAGCTGCGGGATCTTCTGCTCCCAGTGGCGGGTCGTTCCGCCATCGGTTGCCCCCATGATGATCAGCGCTACCTTGCGACCGGTAGTCACCTGGATGGGGATGGTCAACTGACCGTTGGCCTTGGTTGCGCCACCAGCCACCAAAGCGCCAGCGACACCGTAGAACGTGCCGTTGCCGGTGGGCGGCACCCACACAATCGCGGTACCGGTCACCTGTCCGTACGCGTGTGCGGTGTTGATGGCGGCCTGCAAGGCGACGGTGTCATCGGTGGCCCACAACACCAGGGCAGTGGTGACAGTGTTGGTGGCGCTGGCGCCGAGCGTCACCGTAGACGCAGACGTGTATCCGCTGATGGTGGTGACCAAGGTGGTGACGCCGGAGGTCAGCGCACCCTTAACCATGATGGACTTACCAACATCAGTAGGCTTGAACGGCGCGCTGGCGCAGGTCAACGTGGCCTGACCGCTGGTCATGGCGCCGTCAATGGCGGACTGGCCGTCGCCTTTAGCTCCGAACGTGCGCACGTCAAAAACCCAGGGTCCGGCGTTCACCACAGAGCGGTACGCCGCCGAAGAGCTGGTTTCGTATACGGGGATCTGCCCAATCAGGGCGGTCCCGGCATAGGCGGGAACGCTGACAGGGTTTCCGCCGACAGAGAGCGTGTTAGCGGTGAGGGTGTCCAAGTAGGTGGGACCAGGGATGAACCGCTCAGTGGTTACCACGTAGGGTTCGGTTGCCGTCACGACGGCCCTCTTTCAACAGGCCTTAGACGGCCGGTGGCGGGAAAGCGGGGCGGCCCTGAATCGCGTTGTGACTCAGGGCCGTTAGCTGTACTACGTCAGGTACGCGTAGATCTGGTGACCGGCGGTAGCGGTGATGGCCCCCAGAGAGGAACCCACAGCAACCGGGGTGGTCTGGGCGGTGAGGGTGGTGCCGCACATCACTGGCGTCAGCGTGGAGATAGCGACATGCGTCATGGCCGGTGCGCTGGCAAACGTCGGCACGGTGCCCGCAGCCACACAGACAAACGCGTAGTAGAGCCCCGTGTACGTGGTGGTGAACGGGGTGGCGATAGCCGTAGTGACGGCGGTGTTCGCCGGGAAGTACGCGGCGGCGGTGTTGTCGGCGGAGATACCCAAAACCAGACCGGCGCTGTTGGCCACACCCACCCACGCGTGAGTTCCGGTGGCCTCAGCCGCGATGGAGACCATCGTCAGGTTGGAGATCAGCAAACCCGACTCGACCGGCAACGCGTACGCGTACACCGTGCCCGAGGTAAGAGCCGCCGAGGTGGAAGTAGCCGACATGCGACCATCAAAGGACGCCGCCTTGGTGCCGGACGGCTCAAGGTACTGGTACGTCCAGGCCTTGGTGCCTCCGCCGAGGAGCTGAACAGCCTGCTGTGCGGTCACCGAGTCAACGTTGACGGTTCCGGGGGTGTACGCGTTGGTGGCTACCGCGTACGGAACCTGTGCCTGAGCCATGAGGGCCCCTCTCTAGGGCGGGGGTTTGATTTAACTGAGATACCCGTAGATTTGGTAACCCGCAGCCGGGGTGATGGCGCCCAAGCTTGTGCCGCTGACCACAGGAGTGGCTTGACCAGTAAGCGAGGTACCGCAAATAGCGGGCGTCGTGCTGTTGAGAGCAGGGCTGACCAGGCTCGCCACGCTGGCGAACGTGGGCATGGTTCCTGCCACCACGCACACAAACAGGTAGTACAGACCGCTGTACGTGGTGGTGAAACGCTGAACCGGAGTAGTTACCAGCCCGTTGGTCGGGTAGTACCCGACGCCCGTTTGATCTGTGCTGACGGTAAGCACCGTGTTGGAGCTGTCGGCAAGACCGACCCAGGCGTGTGCCCCCGCTGCTTGTGCCATCACCGAACACAACGTCACGTTGCAAACAGTGAGACCAGCCTCCACCGGGATTGCGAACTCGTACACGGTGCCGGAGGTCAAAGCTGCCGACTGGTACGCGGCTGCGCAACGACCGCCGAAGCTCGCAGCCAGCGCACCCTCGGGCTCCAGGTACTGGTACATCCAGGCTTTGGTGCCGGTAACACCGGCACCGGCGTGAACTGGTCCGTTGATGACGTTGACGTCTGGACCTTGAAGGTTCAGCTGATCAAAGGAGGCGGTGCCCGGTACGTACTGGCCCACCACCATCAGCAGTGGACCAGCCACCGGCAAGCTCCTTAGGCGATCACTTTCTGAATGAACGGCATGACATCCTGCGCCCGCAATGGGTGGCCGCTAGGCATAGGGACCCTCCTGGTCTTCCGCCATCCGGGCAGCTACCGACGCCCGTACGGATGGACTTACGGGATATTCCACCGAAAAGTGGATAGGGCCGAACATGCGCATGGTGTACGCCCCGTCGCCAACGTTGACGCACTCCACGCCCATCGTCGCTGCCGCCTCTTCGACGAGGGCCGCCCCATCCGAGGGGTCGCCGACAGACACCATGGCTGTCCAGTAAAGGAATTCTGGGGTAGGTACATTGGGATGCGCCTCCAAGAACTCTAGAAGCTCCCGCATGCCTGCCAGGGTGGCAGCCCGCAGGTCAGGCATCGTCGCTCCTCTCGGAGTCTGGGAGGTGCCTCAGAGCCTCTCTGCGCCGTGCCCGGTACGCCTTACCCCAGGCGGCCTCCAGAGAGCGCCTGTCGGTCTCGTAGAGGTTCTCTATAGGGGGCTTGCCCTGGGCGGCGTCCTTGGCTAAACCGGGCGCCTGGTCAGGTGAGCGCTTATCTTTTGGCGGCACGTCCGGCACCGGAGGCACCTTGCCCTGAGTCGGTGCCGCACCCGGCAGCACAGGCTCCACCTCGGGTTCCGGCACACCGGGTACGTAGTCGTTGACGCCAGCCGCAGACAACGGCGCCACCTTGTTGGCGATAGAAGCCTTAGACATAGCCTCCATGTCGTCCCAGGCGACAATGCCGGTGCGGGTGTCGATGATGTTGGTGTCACCGCCGGGGATCGGCTGCTTACCAAGCTCGGCGCGCCAGTCGTTAACGGAGTACGCACCGTACTTGAGTCGCAGCTCCCGTACCTGCTCCACCGTGAGGGAGTCGCGGAAGTCAATCTCCGAGAACTCAAAGTGGAAGTTGGAGATCTTGAACCCCACCTTAATCAGGTGGTAGTTCAACTTCTCCAGCAGCAGGTTAGCCACCGGGATGATGGTGTTGATCTGGAAGCTCTTGTTCTGTGCCTCGCCAGAGCCGCCACCGATGTTGCCGGTTTCGATTACGCCAACCTTAGAAGGCGGAACACCGAAGGCAGCGATGATCTGGTCCCTGAGCACACGCTCCGCGTCCAGATAGTCAGTGACCTTACGCGGGTCCAGCACCTGCACCGCACCGCCGCCGGTGGTGATAAGCGGGTTGCCGACAGCCTTTGGTCCCAGGTTGTACACCTGGTACTGCTCACGCCAACGCTGCACGTCGTTGTCTTCAAAGTGAGCAAGGTCAACGTGCATACGCGGCGGGTCACCACGCCGGAACGTCTCCTGAATGGTGGCCATCGTAAAGATCCACGCGGTGGTCGGCAGCAGCGCAAGCTGAGCCGGGGACACTCCGTACAAACCGCCACGGGGTGCGTCCAGACTGATGTGGATCACCTGGTCAATAGTGAACGCGGCAGTGCGCATACCGTCAACATCCTGCCGGTACCCGGTCACCTCGCCGTGCTGATCGCTCAGCACAGTCATGGTGGTGGCGTCCAGCAGGTACATCGCCACCGGCTCGCCCAGCAACGTGATGACCTCAATGTAGCTGTCGCCGAACAGCATCAAGTCGGTGATGACGTTCCGCAGCAGCTGAATGATGTCTTCGGTCGGGTTGGTGAAGCGCATCAGTCTGCGGAGACGCAAAACCTCAGGCGGCTCCGGGGGTGCCTCATTCTCCGGCAGGTCGTCATCAGGAACGATCTGCAACCCGCCAGCCGTCACCGTGCGGGCGATAACGCCAATGGCGCTGCTCATCCAGGTGCAGGTCTGGTAGGCGTCGTGCAGATGCTGCAACATCTGCTGTCGCTCCGCACTGGCGGCCATCTGCGCCGAGGGCATCTCGCTGGTGAGCGGCACCCCAAACTCGTAACCGCGTCGCCGAATCTGCTTAAGACTGACATCCGGCATCAGGTCCGTGTCCGCGACAACAGGCTTACGAGCCTCATCAACTTTGGTCCTACCGAACACGCGGCCCCAACGACTCATATCGCCTCCTCACAGTTCCCACGGGTTGCCGGACGGACCCAAGATGGGGAATCCGCCGATGGTGTTGTAGCCGTACGGTGGCGTGGTGGGAGCCTCCATCTTGGGGTCCAAAGTCACCTCGATGCGCTGCTCCTCAGGCCAGTGGAACTTGGAGTCGTTGCCCAGGTTCACGGCCATATACCGCAGCGCGTCGCTGGCGTGGTCGGGCGCTTTGGGGTCGCTGTCTTCGGGGTTGCCGGTGCGGGAGTGCGGAAGGTCTGTGAGCTCTTTGAACACGTGCATGCACTGCTTAAAGAAGTGAATGCGCGGACAAGACTCCCACCCCATAGCGGCGTGATACTGACATGGAGCGTCCTCCTCCAAGAAGGAGTGGATGCGCTGCCAGCCGTTGACGCGGGAACCAGGACCCTTACCTGCGCGATCCAGGGGAACGCCGTTTTCGGCGTACACCTGCGCGATGGGTTTGGCGTCACCCATCACGGCCCACATCTGGTCGTCGGCAAAGCGACCAGAGATGTGCTCATCGCGCTGCTCGGCTTCGATAATGCGACGGGCCTGTTCCTTCTCGCCGACACCCTTCTGGTAGATCTCCCGGTAGATCCACAATCTGCCATCTGGGTCTACAGCACCCCACAGCACGGCCCACGGAGCGGTGAAGCCCCAGTCCACGCCGATGTAGCGACGCCAGGTAGCTGGCAGCTCCTGCGGGTCTACCACGTGACGGTCGTAGGAGAGCTCGGGGAACATCTGACCCTCGAACACGTCCCAGTTGCCTTCGAGGTATGCCTTGCGGAGCTGCTCCGGCAGACCGAGCAGGTCCTTGCGGTACTCCTCGTTGAGGTGCGGGTTGTCCGACACCTTAGACGGGATGAACCGGACGGTACGACCACGAACATCGGTGATGATCTTCTGGCCGTAGTCGGTGGGCTCGATGTAGCGAGTCTTGGCGGCGGAGTGACTGGGTCCGCCGGGGTTGCTGGCGGAGCGGATGCCGATAACGGGCACCTCGGCTCTGCCGGAGCGGATACGTGATTCAAGGAACGTCAACACATCCGGTGGGGTCTGGGTGCGCTCGTCAAAGATCATCAGCTGGAACTCGGCACCCAAACGACGGCTGGCGTCGGTCATGTTCTCCGCGTACCGGAACATGAACACGCTGCCGTTTGGAAAGCGAAGCTCGTATTCGCTACCGGCCCACTTGGCACCCAAGGAGTTGGCGTAGCCGCGCTCAGCCAACTCCTTAATCAGCGACTCTTTAAGCTCCGGATAGGTACGCCGGAACGCACCCACCCGAATACCCGGGTACCGCACACAGTTGCGCAGACCCTCCATAAGCAGAGCAAGAGTTTTACCGCCACCCAGGGCGCCACCATAGAACACGTCGTACTCGGTGGCACTGTGAAACTCTTGCTGGCGGGCTGTGGGGACGTACTCCAAAGTTTGGAATACATCAATACTCTTGAGCCTCTCCCGCTGAATATGAGCCAGACGCTGCTCCTTCTTGCGCAGCTCCTCCAGCAGCAACTGCTCGTGGACTCTCAGCGGAGTCGGTCCACTCATACTGCGAGCCCTCCAGCGAGATCTGGCGATCAAGCTCCTTGATGCGGCGCTCGATAGCGTCAACCGTGAACACCTGCACGTTCACCTGCGACTCAGGCGTCAGGCGCAGCAGTTTCGTAGCACGATCCACGCATTTCAGCACGATGTCAATCGACCTGGTATCCCCTTTAAGCGCTGCGGGCCATGCGGCACGTCGCATGCGATCCAGAATTTGGATCTGCTCCTCAATCAGCACATCCACATGGTGTTCACGATCGATAACAGCCTGCTCAAACGCACGTTTCACGTCGTTGCAGGCGGCAGCGTGACCGCTGTACCCCAGCTTCTCAGCGATCTGCTTGTACGTGAGCCCGGCAAGCTTCATTTCGATGGCCTGCGCACGACGCTGAGCCAGCGCGGCGCGCCGGGCCAGGGATTCGCCCATCACATCTCCTTGTCGGTGCGTGGGTTGCTACACCCAAAGTACCGAACCCTACAGAGATGATCTACTGGTGATCCGCCAGGTGCCAGGTGCCGGGCTCGTGCTGCTCCCACATGTCCTCCAGCTCTGCCTGGCGAACCTCCGGCAGAAACTGCATACCCGTAGGGTGCAGCACCGCCAGAGTAGCCATGCGAGCGTCAATGTGAATCTCTGTGACTATGGCAGCGCGACAACCGGGCGTGTCGTAGGCAAACGGAACGTAATGGACCAAGTTACCCACCCGAGGCGGAGTGGTGTTGTTCGTCATCATCACAGGCGCATCCTGGGTCCGGCGCGGGGCACGTAGCACCATGGGTCCTGACCGTATCTTCAGTGGGGGGTACGTGCTCGGCACAAGCGAACACCGCTTGGCGGTGCGGTCCTTGCGGATTACGAACAACCCGACCAAAGGGTCCCTCGGTGGCTGCGTCGGCGGCAACTTCGGCATCGGTGGCTGCGCGCTGCCACGAGTGAGCGGCAGGCTGCGTGCAGTCACTGCGCTGACAGCCGTACACCGGCTGCTGAGCACCGCTTTCGTGCTCGACAACCGAGTGGTACCAATGCGCTTTAGCCATGGCTCTCCTCATCCGCATGAGCCGTTACCCAGTGCTCCACCATGTAAGCGTCCACCGGCTCAGCGGCATGGAGGATAGCCCACGACGGACTGCACATACCGCACTGACCGCAGTAGGTGGAGGTGCCGTCGAGCCAGTCGAATCGCTGCACCTTGTAACGCATACG